GACTTGCAGTTAATTTTATTATATCAGCTTCATCTAGTACCAAGACTTCGCCATTAGTTAAAAAAGCCTTGCGAGTCTCAGCAGCAATAGATTCTTTATCCCATGTTACTGTAACACTTTCACTTGTGTCTGTCATCTGAACTGTGAGTGTCATAGCACTACTGCTATCTATATTATAAGCACTTAATGTCTTAACAATAGCAATTTTATCATTTGGAACTGTATAAACACTTGTAGCAGAGGTGCTTGAAAGGCTTGTCATCACGTTTTTATAGGTATTTGCCATTATGATATATACCAATCAAAAGTCTGCTGAATTGATCTAATTTCAGTTGGGGATTGAATTTGATTAAATTTTAAGCGCAACTGATTGATTAATCTAAAAAAATAACTTTGATCATATTCTATTTTAGGCAATTCTAAAGGCTCTTTAACATTAAAATTATCGCTCATCTTCTACCATCCTGACGTATATCAAATCTAGTATCACCTAAACGCCAAAGATTATCAGAGTCTGTACTTTCAACTCTAACTCTCATTTGCCTTGCTCTTGCCCTAATATTAGAAACGCCTGTACTAGAACCAACTGAAGCTGTAGTTGCTGTTGTTAATGTACCAAGCGGATAATTTCTTGTTTTAATTGAATAAGTTACTGTTGGATCATCAGATGTACCATAAAAATAAACATCCGGTATTAATCTGCTAATAAACATAAATTGATTGCCATCACCTGCATCAAAATCTGCGCTTTCTATATAAGCAGTTAAAGCACTTCCATCAGCATTAGAGCCTGTTTCTTGATCGTATAAATAATTATCTGTACCTGCAGCTAAAGGCGCAATAGTAGATGAACCAATATCAATCCAAGCTGTTCTATCCATAGTTCCTATATGCCATACTTTATCTAAATAATTATATGTAACATAACGATCTATCTCATTAGAAGAAGAAGAACAATAAAACCAAGTAACTTCATTGAATTTAGCATTCCTTGTAGCAAATACTTTATATACTTGACTATAGTTAAAATCATCAAATACATAAGCCCTAACAGTACAAGGTAATGTTTGTATGCTTCCTTCATAGACATAGAAATTATCTTGATCCATAAAATATACAGAATTATTAGCATTAATTGCTGCTTGTGGAGAAACCATACTTACTGATTCAGTAATTAGATTAATACTAAAAGTAAAAGGCGGTCCTATAAACTGCATACTATATAAAGCAATATCAGTAAAGATAACTATTTCTTCTCTAGTTCTACTAGCGCCAATTATTTTAGAGCCAGCAGATAATCTTAAACTTCCTGCAGTATTTGTAGTTTTTGGTGTCCATACTGCAGCATCTTCTTGATTACACCACCTAACTAACATAGGGTCTTGAGTAGAAGTACCTATAGTATTTGCTCCTAAAGCTATAATATGTCTATCTGTTTCTGAAACAATAACTTGACTTGCTATTGTAGGAACATCTGCAGCACCTGATAAAGCTGAAAAATTAACAGCCCTATTTGAAACGCCACTACTTTTATCCCAATAAAATAAACCACCACCCCTAGGATTAGCAATCATATCTTCGCCAAAATTATCAATAGTCCAAAGCCTTAATTGAGAAGAAAATCCTGATGTACCTCCTCCCCAACTGCTTTCACCAAAATATCCAGAACCATAACCAAAACCAGAAACATAGCTATCTAGTCCTGTATTTAACTGATATGCACCAACAACGCTACTTCCGCCATTGCCAGAATCACTGCTATTAGCAGTTACTTCATCGCCATCAGTATCTTTAGCCTCAATAGTATAACTATTAGCATTAACAATACTTGCAATTTGATATTCTTGATTAAGAACAGCAGCAGTAATAAGACCCCCTAAAGTAGCTGCGCCACTAAAGGTAACAAAATCATTAACTACTGCTCCATGACTAGAATCTGTAACAGTAATAGTGGCATCGCCATTAGTAGCAGAAAATGTTACATCACCAGCAGATGTTGTAGATCGTATTGGAGTAATATCATAAAAAGCAGAGCCTTGCTTTATATATAATTTTAAGTTAGTTCCTAGACCAATAAACTTATCGCCATTTAAAGCAACCCATTGATGTAATCTTCTACAAGTACCTAAAAACGTACTTAAAACATTTTTTGCCCAGCCACCTATCTTTTCTGGTCTGCCTGCTCTAAATCTAATTTTATCGCAATCAAACCAACCGCCTTCATTGCTATATGAAGTTCCTTCTTTATTAATTCCCGGCTGAAAAGTATATCTTGATAGAGGCATTTCAACCTCCAAATATTATTCCTGCCATGCCCATCACTAAAGTAACAAGCGTAGCCAAAATAAAATGCTCAAGTCGCTTAACTCGATGTATTACTTCAAGCCAACGCTCCGCGCAAACCGCTTCATGGCTTTCTATTTTAGTATGCACATTGGCTATACGGCTTTGCATATCCATTTCTAAGTCTGCAATTTTGCTCATGCAGCCTCCTCAACCTCCCAACAATTCATATTGGAAGCAACTGTTCGTCTTTCGCCTTCGCCTTTAAATGGATAAACCATGTGCGAGAGCCAAGACGGGAATATGTATAGTTTGCCGACTTCTGGCTTTACTTCAAAACTTTGTGGCGGTCTAAGCCGTTCCACGTTCATTATCTCGTTACGACCATAGTTAAAGCACAAGTAGCCATCACAAACCCCAGACGCATTGTATTTACTATACAAGGAATCACCAGCAGTCGGTTGATCGAGTATCTGTTGTGGCACTTTTGTCCAACCCGTTGTCGATAAACCCATTATGGTTTTCGTGCCATGATCGTGAATTGGGTTGTAATCGCCCTCGTAACTGTGTACCGACCATGTTTCATCCACTGCGACCTGTCTGTTCTTAGATAACATAGACCCCGTATTTTGCATAAAGTGATTGATATACTGAGCGCCTAGACTGGTTATAAACTTAGAATATTCCCTAACCTTCTCATGCTCTGGGTCCATGTTTAGTTGTTCCCCTTGAGCAATTTGCCCTACTAGAGTACCTGCTAACGATTCTTTGTCCTCGGATTCTCGTAGTTCGTCTAAGTATTCGTTTAAATCATCAACCATTGCCTCTGGCATACGGGTTTCCAATACGAAAACCGCAGGCATCGTCCAGATATTGACATCAACATCTGTCTCCTCGATAGGCTTTGCCTTCTTCTTTTTAGCCATTTCTAGCTAGAAGGTACGCTAAAGGCTTCGTCTGGTACTGGATCGCTAGGCGGATTAGTAATTACTGAATCCACTTGACTAGCAAAGATTGTATCCCAATGTGAAGTCGGACACATTGCGGTCAAAGCTGCCAGATTAAACGAACTTTTAGCTGCTGCGGTGAAATCACCATCGGCTGCTACGGCTCTGTGATTGAATACAGTTTTGTAATAAGTCGCATCGCCTTCACTGTCGTTCTCATAAGTCATTTCTAAATCCCATATTTGAGCCTTACTAGACTTCACATGGGGAATAGATTTGGTTAGCTTTTTAGTTACTGCCATTTTTATTCCTCTATTTTAGATTTTAATTCCTCAACCTGTGCTGAGAGTTCTTGGACTGCATTGACTAAGACTGTAACAAGCCTTTCGTATTTCATTCCATATCTTGTGTCATCATCTGTTAAATTAACAAACAACATATCTTTTTTATCATTAGCAAAACCAACTTCTTCTTCTAATGCTTTTATATCTTGTGCTAAGAAACCTACATGAGTTACATCGTCTTTTTTACTTCCATCGGGTGTCACGGATAAATCATCACTATACCAACTTCTTCTATCCCATTTATAAGTAACAGGCTTCATTTTGTTTATAAAAGACAAGCCAACATCAAAGTTTTCTATATCGGCTTTATCTCTTTTATCAGAAGAACTAATTGACGTTTGAGTACAGTATAAAGCGCCTACATTCTCATCACCTAAAACAATATTATTACTACCTGTCGTGATATTACCACCTGGACTTCCTGTAATTCCTGCGTCTTTTCCTAAAAATAGATTATTAGTACCAGTAGTTACATTTTTTCCAGCATCTTTTCCAAATGCTGAGTTCATATTTCCGTTACACGATTCTAAAGCATTAGTACCCATTGCAGTAGCATTAGAAGCTGTAGTGATTCCTGTCAGCGCTTGATGTCCAACTGCCGTGTTGTTTTCTCCAGTCGTGTTGGCATCTCCAGCATAAGCACCTACTGCAACATTTCCACCTCCTGTGGTGTTTGCTCCTAATGCTGCATGACCCACTGCGGTATTGTTTGAAGCTGTGGTGTTTGCATCCATAGTTTCGTATCCAACCGCTGTATTATAACCACCAGTGGTGTTTTGTTGTAAAGCAAGACTGCCTACTGCCGTATTGTGTGTACCAGTGGTGTTATAATACAATGCTCCATCGCCTACAGCTACATGACGAGCGCCAGTTGTATTAGTGTATAGGGCTTGATAACCAAGACCTGTATTATTAGTGCCTGTTGTATTACTGGTCATAGCTTTCGTGCCAAGCGCTGTGTTTGGAGAACCTGTGGTGTTTGCTGTTAAAGAATTTACACCAACAGCTACGTTATCTGCTGCTGTGTTTACACCTAAAGCATCTTGACCTATTGCAACATTATAGTTTGTTGTCGTATTAGCATCTAAAGCACCATATCCCATAGCTGTATTACCAATTCCTGTGGTGTTTGCTTGT